AATTTAGTAGGTTGTGAATTAAAAAACAGAGATTTGCTATCACAAATGACATTTAAAAAAGATATAATTAAAAATAAAGAATATTATGATGCTGCTCACATTTATAATGGTGATGATAGTAGAATAAAAGTTGGTGTGCAACAAAAATTATTAAATCCATATAGTTTGCATCCTACAAAAACAGGTCATGAAAAAATTGCTCAAATTTTATCACCGCACATTGAAAACTTACTTTGAATAAATAATTTAGGAGTTTAAAATGTTCACAGCCACTAATGCCAGAATTGCAAGTATTGACAGCGTAGTCGTTGAGACTGAACTTGCATTGTTAAACATTAATATTATTAATGCGGTTGATAACAACCAAACAACAGTCAGAATTAATGGCAATACATATACATCAATCGGTGCTAATACTGTTGTTGGCACACCCATGACCCTTGATGCCAATTATTATTCAACTTGGCAGACTATTACATCTAATAATTTTGCTAGTGGGCAAATGCAAACAGTTATTGACAACTTCACAAAGCTAGGATATACTATAAGTCGAATCTCAACAGATGGACAACATATATCTTGGCAAATATCCTGGTAACACATAATCCTTTATACGATTATAAAAAAATCACACGCAAAGAAACAGAAGCAGGTCGTAGATATCAAACGCCCGAAGGCGATATTGTAGCAAGTGTTACAACTATCCTTGATAAGACTAAAAGTGAAGAAAAGAAAAAATCACTTTATGAGTGGCGCAAACGTGTTGGTGTGGCAAAAGCGCAAGAAATTACCACAGAAGCTGCTGGTCGTGGAACCTCAATGCACAAGCAGTTAGAAAACTGGCTTGAGTTTGGTGATCTTAAAACTGGTGGTAATATGGTTCATGGACAAGCCGCCAAGATGGCAACTGTTATCATTGAAGAATATATGAAAGGTCAGATGCAAGAGTATTGGGGCATGGAAACTGCACTATACTATCCTCAACTTTATGCTGGTACTACTGACCTTGTAGGTGTTTATAATGGCAAACCATCTATTGTAGATTATAAGCAAACTAATAAACCAAAGAAAACCGAATGGATTTCGGACTATTTCATTCAAGGTGCTGCCTATGCTGCCGCACATAATCAGTTGTTTGGTACCGATATTTCACAGATTGTTATCTTAATGTGTTCCAAAGATTGTGAGCCACAGCGTTGGATTATTAAAGGTGAAGAGTTTGACCATTGGACAAGTGTATGGTGGGATAGAGTTTGGGAGTTCTATGCGGATAAACCATAAATATCCTTAAAGCAGGATATCCGCATGGCAATCGTTCAAATTTCTCGTATTTCACACCGCAGTGGTTTATACGAAAATCTACCACAATTAAGCAAAGCAGAAATTGGTTATAGTATTGATACTCGCCAATTGTTTATTGGTAACGGATTAGTTACCGATGGAGCGCCAAGTGCTGGTAATACAGAAATTTTAACTCAATATAGCGATATTTTAAACTTAGCTAATACCTATAGTTTTAAAAATAGTGACGCAGGTTATAATCCACAAACTGGAAATGCTCGTGCGCAGTATAATGCTATTGCATACAATGGTACCATTTATGTAGTAGTTGGTACTAGAGGAAACATTTTAACAAGTATTGATGGAAAAACATGGACTAGTACAACAAGCGGTACAACTAGTGATTTGCTTGATGTAGTATATGGTAATGGTACGTTTGTTGCTGTTGGTGCAAATGGTGTTGTTATTTCTAGTACAAACGGTACGGTTTGGTCATCTAGCGGCGCAGTTTCATACACCAATATTAATGCTATTGTTTATGGTAATAGTAAATTTGTTCTCGTTACTCTTCAAGGCAGTGTATATTGGAGTGCAAACGGTGTTAATTGGACAGGACCAGTTACTACTGGTGTAAGTGTTGCATTAAATACAATCGCATATGGTAACGGTAAGTTTGTTGCAGGCGGTTCAACTGGAACTGTAATTTATGCTACTGATCCAACTTCAAATAGTGGATGGACTACTGTAACCGCTGGTTTTGATGATATCGTTGGATTACGATATATAACCGATACATCAACATCTACTAGTGCGTTCATTGCAACAAAAGCAAATAACAAAGCATTTTACAGTACAGATGGTATAACTTGGCGTCGTTCATTAATAGATACTTTTGTTTCAAGCACAACAAATGGTGCTAATACATATGCCATTACAAGTTGGGGTGATGTTTATAAGAATACAAATGGCACGTTAGTTTATTTGTCCTCTGTAGCAAGTGGTATTGAAAATTTTACCAAGATTTATTACAATGGTACTGGTACATTTCATGCTCTTACTGGAAGTGGTGGAATTTATACTAGTAGTAATGCGTTAAATTCATCTTGGACTTTACGAACTAGTGGTGTTACAACGAGCCTCAATGATGTTTATTATGATGGCAGCTATTGGATAGTTGTTGGTGACGGTGGTGTAATTTTAAGCAGCACTGATGGCACAACTTATACATCACGCACAAGTAATACAACAAATAACTTGTATTCTATTACAAAAGGTTCAAATCCTGCAACATATATTACAGTGGGAGCAGCAGGAACAGTAGTTACTGCGCCTAATATAACTACTTGGACAGTTGCAAGCAGCGGAACATCTGCTGATTTACGTAGTGTAACAGTAGCAAACTTAGGTGGTAGTTCATATTTGGCACTTGCAGTTGGAACAAGTGGTATTGGTATAAGCAGTCCAAACAGTTCAAACTATGTTACTTGGGCAACTGCGATTAATAATAGCGCAGTAAATCCAAGCGGCTCACCTGTGTCATTGGCTGATCTGAATAGTGTATCCTATGTAACATTCACACCACCTGGCGGTGCGCAAACAAGTTATTTTGTTGTTGGCGGTGATCACGGCGTATTTGCGGTTAGTTCTACTGGTACTACTAGTAGTTGGCTAACACTAAATCTAGGCACACTTGCAGATATACAAAGCATAGATTATGATGGAACATATTTCTTTGCTGTTGGTGATGTTGGTTTAACTTATAGTAGTAGTTTAGATTCAAGCACATTTGTTCCATTAAGTGGTTATTATGGAGCAAATTTATTAGCGCCCGCAATTTATGATATTACTACAAACGGCACAATAAACATTATGGCTGGTCAATATGGCTATTTGTACAAAAGCACAGGTCAATTTAAATATTGGAAACGAACATCTGTAAGTTTAAATTATACTATAACATCCATTGCTTATCTAAATGCACAATATACTGCCATTGGTACTAATGGGCAAGTATCTTATAGCAACGATGCAACTACATGGACTGGACAAAGTTACACCTATGGTAATAGTATCACTGTTCGCAGCATACAAAAGAAATTAGATGATTTTGTAAGTGTAAAAGATTTTGGTGCTATGGGAGATGGCGTTACTGATGACACTGAGGCAATTAATCGTGCATTATATGAATTGTATTGCCGCAGTGGTAGTTTAAATGCAAGAAAAATTCTTTATTTTCCTGCTGGTAATTATATTGTTAGTGGCAGCATAAACGTTCCAAGTTTTGCAAGAATTATGGGTGAAGGTAGTTATAATACACAAATAACGCAAACAGTAAGTCCATACATTTATCCTTATGTTACGTGGGTAATGTATACTGCTGATAACTTGCAACAAATTCAAAACTTAATTGGATTAAACGGTGCCAATTTGCCAACTGATATTACTATTAGCAATTTAACACTAAAGAGTTTAAATGATGGTATTATTATTGATACTGCAAGTCGTGTAACACTGGACAATGTTCGTATTCAAGGACAAAGTGCAGCAGTAACTTCTTCAACTGATTCTATTAGCGGAAATACAACGGCTGCGGTAAAACTTTTAGGTCGCAGTTTAATATACAATACTGATGTTAATTTAGTAGATTGCTTGTTTAGTGGATTTAATACTGGTGTATATTTGCCAGCATCACAAAATACAAGTAATTCATTAATCGACAGTTGTACATTTTATAATTTATATTATGGAATTTATTTTGTTGGTAATTCTTCAAAAGGCGTTACACTAAGCAATAGTGTAATGGATCAAATTTATTCTAATGGTGTATATGTTGTAAATTCTTCAAATTTCTTAAGTTTAGCCAATTATTATAGAGACGTAGGAGATCATTTAACTGGTCCAACAAACCCATCAACTTATGTAATTAATTGGGATAGTACAGCAATTGGTTGTGCTAGCGTCGGTGATACTTTTGATAGAACTGATATGAATATTGTCATTGAAACAGTTAATACAGTTGAATGGAATTATAATGTTGGTCTGCGTTTAGGAAGCATACAGCATAATAATGGTAAATCTCTAACACTTGCAGCAAGACAAACTGGTGTTGCACTTGGAACAGGTTATGATAGTTTTGCAAGTCAAGTTGCTGGTCTGCTTGTAGATTATACTATTAGTCGAAATGGTGGTGTTCGCAGTGGAACATTTAAGTTTAGCTTGACAAGTGGTGGCGTATATAGTATAGATGATGATAGCACTCAAAATTCGGATGTTGGAGTAACATTTGGTTTCAATGGAACCGATTTAACTTATACATCAGATGGAAATGGAACAGGTCTCCTCAATTATGCTATCAGATACCTTGAAATGCTATAACTGGTTCAGTGGCAATTCTGCATATAGAATATTACAATGGCGAGAATATCGTCGCAATATTGCAAGCAACCATTTGCAAATTATAGCAAAAGATTGGGCTAAATGCCCAATCATTCCAAATTATCTTGAATACGATGATTGCAGAGACTGGCCTGATCCTTGGACCTTGGTCAGTGAAGGTAATTATTGCGATATAGCACGTGCGTTAGGCATGTTTTACACTTTATACTATACTTCTTATCCATTTCGTGATACTATGAAAATAGAGATTTACAAGGATAGAAAAAATCATGAATACCTTAATTTATTGCGATGTGAAGACGGATTATATACGCTTAATTACAATATAGGCGAGGTTGTAAATAGTCTCTCTGTCCCCGAATCGGCAGAACTCATAAACATCGTAACACATAAAAATTTAAAAATTTGAAAGAGAGAATAAAATGCCAATCAATGTTATTAAGCGTGATGGTCGCAAGGAACCATTGGATATTGAAAAACTTCACAAGGTAGTATTTTGGGCAACTGAAAATCTAAGCGGCGTAAGTGCAAGTGAATTAGAATTGCGTAGTCAAATCCAATTTTATAATAACATTAAAACCAGCGAACTACAAGAAACCCTAATCAAGGCTGCTGCTGATCTTATTAGCGAAGAAGCGCCTAACTACCAATATGTCGCAGGTCGTCTTGTAAATTATCATCTTCGCAAGCAAGTATATAATGACTATCATCCACTTCCGCTAATTGATATTATCAAGAAGAATGTAGAAAGTGGATTCTATGATTCTAATCTATTAAGCGATTATACCGAAGAAGAATGGGCAAGCATTAATAAGTTCGTTGAACACGAGCGTGATATGACGCTTACCTATGTTGCTATGGAACAACTTCGTGGCAAGTATTTGGTACAGAATCGTGTTACTGGTGAAATTATGGAAACGCCACAGGTTGCTTATGCTCTTATTGCCGCAACCCTATTTGCCAAGTATCCACAAGAAACTCGCCTAAAGTATGTTCGTGATTATTATGATGCTATTTCAAAGCATGATATTTCTCTTCCAACTCCGATCATGGCAGGTCTTCGCACACCACAGCGTCAGTTCTCTTCATGCGTGTTAATTGAAACTGGCGACAGTTTAGACAGCATTAATGCCACATCCAGTGCTATTGTTAAGTATGTCTCACAAAAGGCTGGCATCGGTATTGGAGCGGGTTCTATTCGTGCTATTGGTAGTGCCATTCGCAAGGGCGATGCCTCTCACACAGGCTTAATTCCATTCTATAAGATGTTCCAAGCAGCAGTTAGATCATGCTCACAGGGCGGCGTTCGCAACGGTGCTGCTACTCTTTATTATCCGCTATGGCATTATGAAGTAGAAGACTTATTGGTTCTCAAGAACAATAAGGGAACCGAAGATAATCGTATTCGCCAGATGGATTATGGTGTGCAGTTTAACAAACTTATGTATGAGCGTCTGCTAAGCGGCGGAGATATTACTTGCTTCTCGCCAAGTGATGTACCAGGTTTGTATGATGCGTTCTTTGCTGATCAAGATAAGTTCAAGGAACTGTATGAGAAGGCAGAGAAGAATCCAAAGATTCGCAAGAAAACCTACAAAGCAATTGATTTGTTCTCGCAATTCATGGAAGAGCGCAAGAATACAGGTCGCATCTATCTTATGAATGTCGATCATGCCAACACGCACGGTGCATTTATTGAAAGCAAGGCTGTAATCAAGCAAAGCAATCTGTGTGCCGAGATTGCACTACCAACAAAGCCACTAAATCATATCTTTGATGAAGAAGGTGAAATCTCACTTTGCACTCTAAGCGCAATCAATTGGGGCAATGTTAAAGAACCAAAAGATTTTGAAAAGATGTGCGATTTGGCTGTTCGTGGGCTTGATGCGCTACTTGACTACCAGAACTATCCAGTCATTGCAGCACAGTTAAGTACAATGAATCGTCGTCCATTGGGTGTTGGTATCATTAACTTTGCTTACTTCCTTGCAAAGAATGACATGAGTTATAGTGACCCACGTGCGCTTGCATTAGTTGATGAGTATGCAGAAGCATGGTCTTATTATCTTATCAAGGCAAGTAACCAACTTGCTATTGAACGTGGCGCTGCGCCAAAGAGCGATGAAACAAAGTATGGTTCGGGCATTCTGCCTATTGACACATATAAGCGTGAAGTTGATGAACTTGTGCCACATGTGGAGCGTATGGATTGGGCATCACTTCGTGCAAGTCTTCGTGAACATGGTATCCGCAATTCAACTCTTATGGCACTTATGCCAGCAGAAACATCTGCACAGGTTGCAAATGCTACAAATGGCATTGAGCCACCACGCAGCTTAATTTCTATCAAGCAAAGCAAGCATGGTGTGTTGAAGCAAGTTGTTCCAGAGTTCCGTAAGTTAAAGAACAAGTATGAACTTCTATGGGATCAAAAATCACCAGAAGGTTATTTGAAATTAGTTGCGGTTCTACAAAAGTATATTGATCAGAGTATTTCAACTAATACTTCATATAATCCAACATTCTATGCGGATGAAAAGATTCCAATGAGTGTTATGATTGGTCATTTGTTGTTATGTTACAAATATGGTATCAAAACCTTGTATTATTTTAATAATTTTGATGGCCAAGGTGAAATTGATGTCAATAAGTTTGTTGAACAAAAACCATCGGAAGTGATTTTTGCTACGCTTGAAGATCAAGACGCATGCGAGTCCTGCACAATATAAATACGTATGATGGATAAATATAAATACGTATGACGGAGATTCGTATGAACTATTATTCCATTTATAACAATTTGATAGAGAGAGCGAAAAATCGCTCTCTTACAACATACACTGAAAATCACCATATCATTCCTAGATGTATGGGCGGGACTGATATAAAGGATAATCTTGTGGCGCTAACCGCAGAGGAACATTATATAGCACATTTATTGTTATTAAAAATGTATCCAGATAATATAAAATTACTATATGCCGCAAATATGATGGCAAATAGGAATAATAAAAATTATGGATGGGTAAGACGCAAACACGCCGAAAGAGTCAAAATAGATAATCTTGGATACAAGCATACCGATGCTGCTAAACAAAAAATGAGTAAGGCACGTAAAGGTATAATAAAAAGCAAGGAATGGAAAAATAATTTAGGTTTTGCAAAAATGTTGGAAATAGAATATAATGGAAAAATGTATAAGGGATATAAAGAACTTAAAGAAGAAACTGGAATTACTAGACATCTTTACTTAAAATTTTATAAAAATGGCATTGACCCAATTCCATACATAGGCAACAACAGTTATGCAATGATTGAAAAAGTTAAAAACAATCATTCTAAACATTCTCTTGGTAAAAAATGGTATAATAATGGCACAGAAGAAAAATATATGGAAAGTCAACCAGAAGGATGGTATAAAGGTAGAATGAAACATAATAGAGATGAAAAAGGAAGATATGTAAAATGAGTACAGTATTTGATGCCAACGATAAAACAGATCATACTAAATCACTTGCGTTCCTTGATCCACATGGTGGTGTCAGTATTCAGCGTTATGATACCTTAAAATATAAACAATTTGATAAACTTACAGACCGCCAGTTAGGATTTTTTTGGAGACCCGAAGAAATTGATATTCTTCGTGATGCCAAGGACTTCAAAGACTTGACGGCGAATGAACAGCATATCTTTACAAGTAATTTAAAGCGCCAAATTCTGCTTGATAGTGTGCAAGGTCGTGCGCCAGCAGTAGCATTTGGTCCTATTTGTTCGCTGCCCGAATTGGAAACTTGGATTACTACTTGGACATTCAGTGAAACTATTCACTCTCGTTCGTATACACATATCATTCGCAATGTGTATGCCAATCCATCAAAGATATTTGATGAGATGATGGATATTCAAGAAATTGTTGATTGTGCTGGTGATATTACTGCTCTATATGATAATCTAATTAACATGAACAATGATCTTGCCATTAATGGTGTTGGTCCTAGACCAGGTTATGATTCATATGAGCACAAGAAAGCACTGTGGCTTGCACTTATGAGCGTTAATATTCTTGAAGGTGTTCGTTTTTATGTTTCATTTGCTTGTAGTTGGGCATTTGCTGAATTGAAAAAGATGGAAGGCAATGCAAAGATTATTAAGTTAATCGCTCGTGATGAAAATCTGCATCTTGCTGGCACACAAACGCTCTTGAAGATTTTGCCAAAAGATGACCCTGATTATGCCAAGATTGAAGTAGAATGTCGTGAAGATGCTATCAAGTTGTTTGATGATGCAGTCAAACAAGAAAAAGAATGGGCAAAATATTTGTTCAAGGATGGCTCCATGATTGGACTAAACTATCAACTACTTGCTGAATATGTTGAGTTTATTGCCAACAAGCGTATGCAAGCAGTTGGTCTTGGTCAGCCATATCCTACAAAGAATAATCCGTTACCTTGGACACAAAAGTGGATTGCTGGCGCAGAAGTTCAGGTTGCTCCACAGGAAACTGAAATCTCATCATATGTTATCGGCGGCACCAAACAAGATGTTGATAGTAATTCATTTAACGGATTTAGTTTATAAAAGAAATAATCAATGATTACATTATATACAAAAGATAACTGCCCATATTGCGACGGAGCAAAGCACCTTCTAAACAGTTGGGGTGAAGAATATACCGAAGTTCATATCAATGACGAGGGTGTTCGTGATTGGTTAGTAGCCGAAGGTCACAAGACTGTGCCGCAGATTTATTACAATAAAAAACTTTTAGTAGAGGGCGGTTATAGCGGACTAAGTAAATTGTCTATCAACGAATTACAGGAAAGAAAGAATGCTAATCAATAAGACCGACAAGAATACTGTCTATACATTTAAGACTGTCACTGGTGAAGAAATTATTAGCCGTGTTAGTGAAAGTGATGCTACTACCTACACACTGTTAAAGCCGCTAGTTATGATTGTCACTCCGCAAGGTGGATTTGGATTAGCACCAGCAATCTATAGCGTTGGACCTACGGATACGATTGTGTTAAATAAAAGAGCAGTTGTTCTTTCTGGTAGAACCGAAAGTGATATTGCCACTCAGTATCTTGCTAAAACAACAGGACTGACACTGGCTACTGCCTAAAGGAGAGTCAATGCCTATTCCAACAAAGATAGGAAGTCCAAATACTGTAGGTGGTGTTGCTTTTATGGGCGACTATAGTGTATTAATCAATGGCAGACCTGCTAGTCGAATTGGTGATTACGTAACAAGCCATCCTGGTTTTGGTCCGCATCCTCACCCACCTAATCCAATTATAATGGGAACTCCAAGCATAATTGTAGGTGGTCGGCCATTAGGTTACTTAAGTGTGCTTGATAGTTGTGGTCACACAATGATACCATTTGAATCTGATGTTTTAATAGGTCCATTGTAATGTCATTGGGAAGTTACACAAACGGAACAGGAAATATTACTGTCTATACTGCAAACGGAAATGTGTATGGAAGTGGCACAACTTTTCTTACACAGTTAAAACCAGGTGCAGTAATAGGTAACACAAATAGCAATTTTGCTGGTTATATTTCTACAGTAGTAAGCAATACATTTGCAACATTTACTACAAACAGTGCAATTAATATTAGCAATGCTGTATTTAAATATCGTCCAATAAGCGCCAATGCTTTCACTTATACGTATTATACGACTGGAAATATTACGGCAAACACTGCAAGTAAAATAGTAAGTGGAAGCGGCACACATTTTCCGAACGAAATTAAATATGGTGATAGTTTATGGATAGCAAATAGCGGTGCTGGTCCCAATACATTTGTTGGTGTAGTTGATTTAATCATAAGCAATACACAAGTTTATCTTGCTGCAAATAGTTTAGCAAATGTTTCTAACTTGCAATTTTATAATACTCCTTTAACATATTCTACAAGTACATTTGGTAGCGGTCAAGCATTTACCGAACCTAATCTATTTCAAGGTTTAACTACAATTAATACACAAATGTTTAATTGGACACGCAGCGGTTTAATACCTAATGTGTCAGTAGTTAATAATTATCATCCACCAATCCGTGATAGTGTAACTGGTGTATTGGTTAATTTACCAGCAAGCATCTATAAAAAAACTGGCAACGTTGCAAGCAATAGCTATGCATTAGGCAGCACACTTAGCACAAGTGGCGTTGGTTATGTTGTATCTGACTTTGACGTTAATCAAAATGTATTTGGAACAGATGCTTCTTATGTATTAGATGCTTTACATAATGGAAGCGAACTTAAAAACGCTGCGCTTAATGGTACGGCAGATGTTACTAATTTGGTACCACTTACTGCAGCAGATCATGCTGCGAGTAGATTGGGTGGCACAGTACATCGTGTAACTGATAATCCAGTACTTGCTAAAGAATATTTTAGTAAAGATACTCCACTAACACAGCTACAACAAAGCAGTGAAATTAATTTAAGCAGTAATCAAGATAAAAATCTTCGCAAAGAACCTACGGGTTTGCGTAAATTGGTTACAACAGGCGCACCTATTGCAATACCAGGTTTATTAAATGCAGTCGCAGATACATATATAGCTGGTAATATTGCTTGGTCACCGCCTGCATACAGCAGAACAAATGTGAGTTAAAAATGGCAACACTTAAAGACCCTACACTTACCGCTAGTTTTATTGCCTCGCATGAAGGTTTTCGTTCTACACCCTATTATGATGTCAATGGTTATGCTATTGGATACGGCAATCACTATAACTTAGATGGCAGTCCTGTTACGCCTGGGCAATCAATAAGTCAAAGTGATGCACAAGCATTAATGCAGAATCAGATTCAAAGCACTTATGCACCTGCTATTGCTAATCGTATTGGTCCTGCATGGGATAGCATGACCCCAGAACAACAAGCAGCGTATGTTGATGCTGCTTATAATTATGGTCCTAATAGTCCATGTTTAAGTGATGCTGTTGCTGCTGCGCAAACTGGTGATGGCAATCAAATGGCTGGTCAGCTTGGTGCGTTAAGCAGTAATCCAGGTCGCCGTGCAGATGAAGCAGCACTTATTAATGGAACATATAACGGTCAAGTTTCTAAAGGTGGTGCCGCTGCTAATTTACCACAAAATGCACGAGGCGCTGCGCCTGGTACTGGCGCAGGTTGTGCTGGTGCTGGCATGGGCATCCTTGGTGCAATTGCTGGCGCTGGTTTATTCGGTGGTTTAGGGTTAGGTTTAAACAGCATCCTTGGTGGCTTGACAAGTGCATTAGGAGCAACAGGTATCACTGGTGCGATTGGTGGAGCATTTGGCTCACTTGGTAATGTCTTGGGTGGTGGTCTTAGTGGCTTATTAGGTCAGGCTGCAGGTCCGCTTAATCAACTTACTGGTGGTGCAATGCAAGCACTTAGCAGCATGGGTAGCGGTATTTTACCAAGTTTAACTGGTGTATTGCCAAGTGGTATTACTAACATTCTTGGTGGTGCAGTAAATGGCGCAGTTGGTGGTTTATTGGGACCACTTAACGGAATATTACAAAATCCACTTGCTCTTCCAAATGCAATGCAACAAATTGCCGCTGGCGGTGGGTTGAATGGCGTTATTAATCGTGTCGCAAACAATATGATAGGCGGTGCTTCTTTTGGTGCCGCTAATCAGTTTATGCAAAACATTGGTATTAGTAGTGCGTATGGTGGTATTAGTAACAGCATGATTGGTGCAGCATCAGAAGCTGCCGGTTTGTGTTTTGGTGCAAATGGACCTGGTGCTCTTGGTGCAAACTTTGCAAATAATAACGGAGTAGTTAGTTTTGGTATGAGTGCGTTAAGCAGCAATATACCAGCAGCCGCTTCTAACATGCAAAATCTTGGAAATTTCTCAACTGGTAGCCTACTACGATTGCAACAACCATCAAATGTTGCTAGCCAAATTATTAATGCAGGCTTGGGCAAAGTTACAGGTATTACTAATAGTGTAATAAGTGCAGGCTTGCCAGTTGCTGGTATCGATAATCCTGCACACGATGCGGCTGTTCAGAAAATATTAAACAATGTTACTGATCAGGCAGCAATTGGTGCAGTAAGCGCAAAATTTAATATTGGTGTGCCGATAGACAATCTAGGTCAGCTAACTGATATTAATCATATGTGTCCTGATCTTGCCGCTACTGGACCAAGTAAAAATTTTGCAGATTTGGGTCAGCATATGTTAAGTTTGGGCATAACTCGTTCAAAAACATTTAATGATGTTGGCACTGCACTATCTAAAACTGATGCTGGCATTGACTTAAATCATTTAAGTCAAATGAGCACTCCAATGTATAGTGGCGCAACAGATAAACTATATCAAACATATGGTTATGGTGGTGGAAGCATCGGTGAATTAACTATGGCTGATTTTGTTGGAACGCCCGCTGGTTATGTGCATAATGACACACTTCCTTATATTATTGATGCTAACAATAAAGTTATGGCAACTGCGGACGGTCAATTATTAAACAGTTTAATTGTGCAGTTACAAATTTTACTTTCTGGTGGCTATCATGTACCTGGCAGCGCAGCAAGTGGCGATCAACCTGCTTCTGCAGATAGTATTAACATAAACGGCACTGTTTATACAACACTTGATTCTGCTGTATATGCCTTGGTTGCTGCTATTGAGGCACAACTAACAGTTATTAAGAATAATCCTGATCCTACAATTCAAGCAGCACTACAAGCAAGTGAAGCAGGACATGCAGCAAGTTGCGCACAAATTTTAAAAGAAAATCATCATATTAGTACGTGGGGAATCAATCTGTTTGAGCCAGTAAGCAATAGTCCAGTAAATGCATATGTATTTGCTGATAGCTTGCCTTATCATGGTTTGCAGACTGGCTATGGTCAAATTGGTGATTACTTGGAGCGTGTAGCAAGCGATAATATCTATGGCGATGCTATTAAGGGCGCAATGCGCATGGGTCGCAATGCTGCTGCACTTGAACCACTTGGCGTTAATGTAGAACGATTTAGATTGCCGCATAGCAAATACTATCGTGATCCTGCTAGTTTCTACTTAGACGCTTATACTGGCAATGTACCATATGTGCCAGAAAACTTAACAGATCAAATTATTCCGCAAACACCTGCTGATACGTATGTTGAATTGCGCAATCAACTGCTTATTAGCAATGGATATAACCCAGCAGAAATGTTGCCTGCACAAGCTGACGAAACATATTATGATTTACAGTGGGCAAATACATCGCCAGAAGTTCGTGAAAATATAGGTCTAAGCATTTTACAACAAGCAATTAATAGAAATACTATCGTGGTTGGTAACAAAGCATATATTATTGGTTTAAATGGTGTGCAAAATCAATTTGCTACCCTTGACCAAAATGGATTGGCACTTACCAATAATGATATTTTTGTTGCTACACTTTTCTCTATTATCAATAAAATGTTGTATGGCAATATCGGAACTACAAAGTTCAACACGCCATTCTTTACTGATCAAATGGTATATGGCGTTTTAGAAATGTTGGCACAAATTACTCCAAGTAATGTGGAAGGTTTAGCTTCTACGTTATTGGGAAGTGCAGTTTTGCCACAGTTTATGGACAAATTACGCACTGCGTTTAACTCTATTCTGAATGTTACCAATACTCAAATGGATCGTAACATTAATAATGCATGGGGTTCTGCTGGTCCTGATGGACAAACAAAATAACTCTTGACATAACCCTTATCAATGTTGTCTTATTAAAGTAATAAAACTTTTTAATTCATCATCTGTAAAGTTATTTTTTGCAAGATTCATGCCATACGCAACAAATTGAACATTGCCTTTTATATAACCTTTACTTGAATCTATTCTATCCAATGAAGCAGTTGTTAAGAATGTTTTATTTTTGTAATGTTTCATTTCAATTGGAACATTTGATATAGCACAGAATCCAGTCCATATAGACTTCAAATGGTCTTCATCAATATCCATTTCCTTCTTTCTTTGCCTTGCTCTGTTCAGGAACCAAGTAAAATCACCTTTCTTATTATTGGCATTTCCTATACCATATTTGTTATCTTTCCATTTATCACTCAATTTCTTACTAATTTCTTGTCGTGTTTCTTGTGATAGATTTTTATTTCTAAAAGAGGTAGAACAAGATAACCCACAGAAAAAATAATCTCTTCCTTTTTTAACATGCCTGTCATGTTCTCGTTTGTCTAACGAAAAATCTTTTTCACAATTCTTACAATTTAATAAAATCTTTGCCATAACTCTGCTCCACATTTATTTATCTCTGCTCCACAAATAACAAATAAAATCTTGACATAATAAAAATCCTATGCTATAAATAATATACTATCGTTGATAGCAACTAATAGGCGGGCAAGACGAGGCTTCGACTGCCTCCTGGTCCACCACAGATACATTGGTTTCCATAGTCGGAACAAATATGGTGTAATAGGTTTTTCCGAACACCCGATGTATCTTTGATGGGCCAGCAAGGGATCGATTGACGTTGAAAGGGTTGAAGTAGATAGTAGGTTGGTTGCTTTATAGACCAAAAAAAGTAAATGCAGCGAATGATAACGCTCCATTTGAAATGCGCCTAGCGGCGTAATTCATTGGGTGGGCAACCAGCCTAGAAACAGAAATGGTTGCACTTTTTTATTGAGGGCGATGAAAAAATTTATAATCTCTTTGGCGCTGCTCTTGACAGTGAGTTATCCTGTTTTAGCCAAAGACCCCAAACCCCAAAAACCTATTGTTGCGGAAAATCCTAGCGAGTGTGTTGCACAAGCCGTTTATAATGAGGCTCGTGGCGAAGACTATCAAGGACAAGTTGCTATTGCGTGGGTAATTCGTAACAGATTGCAGAGTGGCAAGTTTCCTAACTCACCATGTAAGATTGTTTATGAAAGACATGGGCTTGATTGCCAATTTACTTTTATATGTTTTCCATTTAAACCAATAGAAAAAGTAGATGACCGCAATGATTTTTACAGCATTGCGATGATGGTGTTGTATTCAACCTATATGGTTGATCCAACCGATGGTGCGCTATACTTTAATAATAAACCCTTTAAGAATAAACAGTTCAAGTTTATTAAAAAGATAGGACACCATTGGTTTTATACGGATGCAAATTAATTAATACTTTGACCAGTATCACGAATATTGGTCAATTTTTCAATATAAAGACCCATGTTGTGGTCATATAAGCCATCAAACAACTGACCCTTCTTCCAACAACGCCAATGCGCTCTCATGCTATCCTTGAAGCGTTGATAACGGCTTAGCGGACGAATGTTGCCATAGAAATTGATATAACATAGTTGTCCATGATGCTTGAATAGCAGCACTGGCGGTGGCACATGCGTAACCATATCATTGCAATTTACAAAACGATAGTGGTCAGTTTTAATATCTGCAACATAATCAGCATTTCCAAGACGAGGCTGTCCAAAGGTCATAAGTTTCGTTGGCGGATATCCAGCAAATTCTAGTTCTTGGGTGATATAAAGTGCCATTGCAGCACCAAGACTGTGACCAGTAACATATATATCTTTGCCCTTATTCTTCGCTGCCCAATCTAAAACTTGGTCAAGAATTTTACGTGCTTCACGACGGAAACCTTCATGGACCCATCCTTTGCCGTGACGTTTTGGAATAGTATCAAGGTCGGCAAGTAAATCATTTGGCTGTGTTGGCTGTGTGCCTCGGCAAGAAACAATTACTTCATTCTTGCTGGCTGCAACATAACCTTGTGCGCCTTCGTTATCCAGAAACTTATACTTGGTAAAACCAAGATTATCAAATACTTCAAAATAATTATCTTTGTATGCATCACTGGCAATTTGTGCCATAGTAACGGCTAATTCAGGTAGGCTTTGGTCTTTTAACATAATTGATTCTCCCTTATAATAATATTTATTGGAACAGGAATGTCATAAATGTTGGGCTAAATATCATACATTCAATTACACATAGTTTTTCAACGATTCAATTATATTCAACAATTTCAACGAATATCAATCAAATCAAGGGAAAATTATGTTTAAAAAACTTATTACAGCCATCGCTGCGATGGTAGGTTTTGTTGCAGCCTCAAATGCACACGCAGATAATATTTACAATAGTATTGCAACTGCTTATGTCACAACAACAATTAGTCAAAGTGTTGTATTTGATAGCACTATGCAACAAGGTGGCACATTTACTTTTAGTGTCCTAGCCCATAATGGCGGCGGTCGTGCAGGACAAAGTGATACTGCAAACGTAAAAATAGAATTTTATAATGGTAATAACCAACTGGTATCTACTGTTAATACTAGTTACAGTGGTAACTTGCCTAATCCTACCGCACTCGGCGGTAATCCACAAATCGATCCTGCTGTTCCTTGGACAACACTAAGTGTCAGCAGCACTAATTGCGGTGGTAGTTGTGCTACTGTAGCATATGCCAAAGTATCTATGTATGGTATTGATGGCAGCTATTGGGCAGGCGATTATGGTCCATGGTATCGTGCGCCAACTCTAACACTCAATGGTGGAAATAACTTAGTTTATAATCCAGAGTTTGGTCCTTACAATGGCATTACAGCACAAGGTTGGTCAGCAAGTCCAGGCTTTGGTGCTTGTCAGGGTGCATGGGGTGGAAGCAATGCTTGTATCGTTAATAGCAGCGGAACACCAGGTCAAAGCACTGTAGGTCTTGTTGCTAACCAAAACGGTGGTGGTCCAAGCGCAACTGGTGGTACAACAAGTGGTCAAGCAGGTGGTTACAATTCTACTATGAATGTAAGCAATCCATCTGGTGCGCCTGCTGCTACTACTAGCACTAATGCAAACGGCACAACTATTACCACATCACTGGGTCAAACTACTGATACAAGCATCACTAACAATGGCACAATCAATGTTGGTGGAACTAACGCAGGCATTAGTGCTACTAGTGCTACTACAACTACAATTACAAATGGCGGAACTATTACTACTAATAATGGCAGTGGTATCAATGCTCAACAAAGCAGCAGCACTAGTGCCAACGTAACAATTACTAATAGTGGAACTATAACTGCCAATACCAGTGGTGCAACTAATGGTAATAACACTTATTCAGCATTTGGTATCATAGCATCTTTCAATGGAACTGGCAGCACAGGCACAGCAACAGTTAATAATACATCAACTGGCACTATTACTGTTACTAATGGCAATGGTGTTATTATAAATGGTTATGGTCATGGTATTCTAAACAATGATGGTTCTATTACTGCAACACCAACTGGAACAAACAGTATGCCAGGCGTGTTGGTTGCTAATAATGGTACTATCAACAACAATGGTTCTATTACTGGTGATGTTGGCGTAGATTTCTTAAACAGCACTGCTGGCAGCACTATTAATAATAATGCAAGCGGCACAATCACTGGCGGCAGTGGTTTAGCAATTGTTAATTTAGGCACAAATAATACTGGTGCAATCATTAATAATGCTGGCACAATCACAGGCGATGTTCAACTATCTACTAATGGCACATATAACTTATTAGGCAATGGCAGTCAAGTGGGTGCTATTCGCTCAACTGATGCCACCAATTCTACTAATGTTAATATTGGAACTAATGCAAGCGCAGCAACTGCTACCTTACAAGGTAACATTGGTGATCCTGCAAATACCAGTGCGCCTATCGGCACTTATGGCAACTTTCCTCGTGCCTTTACATTCCAAACTATTGGCAATGTTACAATTAATGCAAATAGTAGTTTAACAGATAATACTGGTTATACTATCAGTGCAAATACTGTAACAAACAATGGTACATTCGTAAGCGGAGCAGGAACAACTACTATCAATGGTGCATTTGTTAATAATGGCGTGTTCAGCACAACATATAACGGTCCATCATATAGTCAAGTTGCCGTCAATGGTAGTTTAACTCTCGGTGGTGGCGCAACGTATGTTCCAATCATTGTCGGTGGTCAAACTACTAATGTTACACTAAACTCACCATACACAAGTATCATCAGCGCAAGCGGCGGTATTAGCGGTGCATTTGTAACAACTAGTGGCTCTATCGGCAATATCAATTGGGCAATTACACAAAATGGCAATCAGATTGATATGCTATGGACTCCAAGCGTGACTGTTACGGGAACTGCACCAGGCACTCCAATTGTAACATCAACATCAACCAATGGCGCAACTACTACAACTACTAGCGTGGCTTATGGCACACCAGTAGAAACAGCAACTATTATTGCTGGAACTTCAACAACAACACATGCTACTGCATTTGCAAGTACTAATAGCGGTAATAATGTTAGTGTTACAAGAACTGATACAACTACAGTATCAACTCCATATACTACTACCGTTACAACCGACACTCCTGTTATTACAACTACTACAAACACAACTCCTGTAACAACAGTAATCAATACAACTCCAACTACTGTTACATCATATAGCGATGGTTCAACTACCACTGCTAATGGTTCAACAGTAACAACTACTAATACTACAAATCAGGTATCATCAAATAATGTAACTACTGATCAAATTACTACTGCTACTTCAAGTGGCACACAAGTAGTAGCAACACCAGTAAGTGCAACTGCAACTGCCAGTGTAAAAGGTATGAAAGATAGCGTTGATTATCAAAACAGTAACCTGTTTATGATTGATCCATTCTTCCAAAATAACGGAAGTTGGGCAACTCCATCTTATACATTTAGTAAGACTGCTAGCGGCAATATCGGTGGCGAAGGCATTTCTTTCGGTCATCAAGATGTTGGTGAAGGCGGTATTGTTTGGGGTGTTGCTGGTTACTATGGTCAAACAAGCAGCAATGGTTACAATAACAGCAGCAGTAGTGCTATAAACGGTAGCGGCACTGCTTATGTATTGGCTGATACTGGCAACGGTAAAGTAAAGGCAACGGTTGGCTTTGCAAATACTGATCATACAAATACTATTAATCTTCCAACTATTGGTATTGGTAATCAGCAAAAACTAAATCAAAAGAATGTGTATGCAGATATTGCTTACTATACTCCATTTGATGTTCTTGGTTGGACACCATTCGTTGGCGTTACAGTTAATGATAGCACTATTAGCGATAGTGGAAGCAGTGGAAGCGCAGTATTGGCTCAGCCTACAAATACTGGCTCAACTGTAAAGACTACTCCTTATGCAGGTGCTCAAATCAAGATTAATGATAACATTGCGCTACAAGGAAAAGTTAGCAACACTGACGAACATGGTGTTGTTGGCAGTGGTAAAGTTATTGTTAAAAAGAAAATCATTGATAATACCAGTCTATACCTAAGTGCAAGTTATGATCATGGCAACAACTATGATAATGGCACAGTAATGGTTGGTTTAACTGTTGATTTCTAATTGACATTTTGATGCCCCTATGCTAAATTACAGTATAGGGGCATTTATGTTTTTTTTAATAAGCGATTTAGCAGATTTACGGTTTCCTTGTAACTTTAAACTAACTGAAAATCGGTGGTTAAACAGTGATGAAGGATGGATGCGTTTATCCGATAACTTTTATTTTAAAGGTTATTGTATGGAATCTTTTAATTATACTGATTTAATGGATGATCCAACCCCTCGTCATTTTGGAAACTTTGCTGCTATATTTGTTCAAGATAATAATATTGTCATTACGCATGACAGAGAACGCAGTTTTCCACTTTATCATGATATTGTTACCAATGCTGTTGGTAACATAGGTTTATCACAGAATAATAAAATTGGTTCTAACAGTTTAGTCAGTATATTATCCAATGGAGATATTATACAAAATTTTATTAAAATACCATATTCATTTGATAATGAACTTACTATAGATAATGCGGTTGAAATTATCTACGAAAAACTTATTAAACATTTTACTTGGTTAAAAAATAACTGCCCAGTAGTTCCTAAAATATTTTTTACGGGTGGTATTGATACTATGTTATGTCTTGCAATGCTGCGTAATTTAGATATAGCACACGATTTATTAGTTTGCGAACATTATGATTTAGATCATTTTACTTCAAAATTTCGTTACCAGATATCACAGAATTGGGGTTATGCTCAAATTCATCACTGGAACAATGATTCATGGTTAATTTCAGGAGCAATGGGTGATGAGACTTTTTTACGCGGACCAAGCGCCATTAATATGATATTAATGAACCGTGGAAAAAATATAGCAGAATTAATTAAAAATAGTGACTACCATTATCAATATTTTAATGCAGATAAAAATTTAAAAATTTATACAGAACAACAAAATGATCCAAAATTAAAAATATATACCAAAAATATAAATCATTTGTATAAAAGAATAGTAGAAATAAATTTAAATGATTATCAACATTGGCATTTAGGTAAAACTATTACTTTTACACCATTTAAAGATATATCTATACTAACTACTATATTAAGCATGGACAATAACAGTTTAGATTTACAAATGGCAGATGCGCAATTACAAAAAAAATTAATTGCAAAAGCAGCACCAGAACTGTTAAAGTATCTTATGCCACAGAAAAATATAGATGCAGATAGCAGCATAGCTACCGTATGGGAATTATACAAGGATTTATATAATGGAACAGCCTAAACCAAACCTTGAAGCAGATTTGTTTGATAGCCAATATATTCGTGATAAAGCACGAAATAATGATATCTATTGTCAGCATCTTTATGCTACGCTCAGCAATAATGAGTTTATTAAGGCAGAAGTCCTATCAATTTTAGCAGCAGAGCATTGGTCTTGTTCTTGGCGTCATGCGGGCGGTATTGCCGCTGCATTGTATGATGGCACTTTTAGTGGCGATTATATGCGCTATTACGTAAGCAATATGATGGATAGTAATGATTATATTACCGAAGGAATGATTGACGAAGAAATTCGTGAAGATTTCAAAAAAATTGGTTGGTATGTGGTTGAAAACAAGGTAAATATATAATGTTCTTAAACATTTTAGCACTCCTAAGTGCCATCTCAATCAGTGGTGTTGCAGCATATTATAGTATTGCTGGATTAACTGCCATCTTTAGTGGAGCAGTAATTCCTATTATCATTATGGGAACTGTATTAGAATTTGGTAAGATTATTACCACAGTATGGTTGCACGGTAATTGGAACAAGATAAATTTGTTTATCAAATATTATCTGAGCCTTGCAGTTATTGTTCTTATGTTTGTTACATCTATGGGTATCTTTGGATTTCTTAGCCGTGCGCATATTGAAACTACCAGCAGTGTAGGCGATAATACCCTACTCATTGAACAGATTGATCAAAATCTTGCAGTTGAACAACAACGAATTAAAGATAATCAAAAGATTATTGCGCAAATGGATGATGCTGTTAATGGATTGTTGAACAGTAGCGCATCAAATGCTACTAAAGACAACAATCGCACAGCAACCTTAACCACACAAGCAACTAAATTACGTGATGGTCAAAAGAAAGATCGTGAAGCGGCTAATAAAACTATTGATGATACCAATAAACGTATTCAAGATTTGAATAGTCAGAAGTTAAAACTTAACCAGGCACAACTTAAAGTTGAAGCCGAAGTTGGACCAATCAAATATATTGCTCAATTAATATATGGAGATAGTGTCGATAAAAACTTGCTTGAACGAGCAGTTCGTTGGGTTATTATTTTTATTGTAGCAGTATTTGATCCACTTGCAGTATCACTTGTGTTAGGTGCTACGATGAGCATTGGTTGGCGCAAGCCAAAAGAAGAAAACACAGTAGAATATATTGAAAAGATTGTAGAAGTTCCTGTTGAAAAAATTGTAACTGTATATAATAATGATGCGATTATTCGTGCAGAAGCCTTACAAGAAGAAGTAGAAGAACTTCGCAATCGAGAGCCAGAAATTGTAGAACGTGTCATTACTCAGGCAGTTCCTATCTATGAAGAACGCATTGTTGAAAAGATAGTAGAAGTTCCAACTATTGTTGAACGTATTGTTGAAGTAGAAAAGATTGTGGAAGTTCCTGTTGAAACTATTCGTGAAGTTGAACGTATAGTTGATAATACTGATAACAAAACACTAATGGATTTAACTGCAGCATTGGATCAACTATTAAAAGAAGTAGAAAATAAAAATCATGAGATTCGTCGTCTTCATGCCGCAAATGAAATATTGCGTGAAGAACAAGCTGGTGTAGATGAAAAAGCATACTTACTTGATATAGACACAGATATTGTTGGTCCAATATTTCCAAATGACCCATATGTAGGTCAGTTGTTTATTCTTGTTTCACAGCCAAATAATCTTCATAAATGGAACGGTGATATGTGGATTTTAGTTGACAAGACACAAAATACTGGCTATACTGATAATATAAATTGGAAACATTGGCAGTTGGGCAGACTACAGAGAGCAGAGATTGAGTTTGACGATATGACTAATGCTGAACAATCTGCACTAGAAACGTTAAATGTATGAATAATAGCAGAATAGTAACTGAGCCTGATATAGATTTAGATAACAGGTTTAAAGTATTGCTCATTGATTGTGAATGGGGCGATATTGAACGTTTAAGTAAAAGTATCAGTTCATTAGGAATAGATATTACATTGTTTCTATATGGCAGCAATGATAGCAATGACAATTGGTGTATTAATACCAACAAACATGCCCATGCTACGTTAGTTAATTGCAGATTTAGTGGTAAAAAAGAGTTACTTAAAGGTTTTTTGCTTGCTCAACGAAATACGTGGGCATTAGGGCAAAATGAAATTGGCTCAGCAATACATAGAAATACATTCGACATTTATTCTTGGTTGCTTGAACAATATAATAATTATAATAAAGAGGAAAATAATGGCACATAGACCAGAGTTAGAAAATGTACGTCAGCGTGGATTTTTCGTTGAAGTTCATAACAATGATGTTAATAAAGCACTTCGTAAAATGAAGAAAGTGCTACAGCAAGATGGAATTTTTCAAGTTCTTCGCGAGCGTGAGCGTTTTGAACAACCAAGTATGGTTCGTAAGAAAGCCAAAGCACGTGCAGTAAAGCGTTGGCAGAAGAAGTTAAAAGAACTTCGTAATAGTGGCATCGCACGATAATCAATAGGTGAATAATGCGTATTATTAATGATACCAAGTTGGATTTCTCCGACGTTCTAATCTTGCCTAAACGATCTACTCTTACAAGCCGTGAAGAAGTATCTCTAGAACGAACTTTTACATTTCGTAATAGTAAGCGTACATGGATAGGGAAACCTGTCATGGCGGCAAACATGGATGGTGTCGGAACATTTGAGATGGCAGAGAAACTTGCCTCTTATTATATGTTCACATGCTTACGCAAGAATTATACTACGGAAGAACTGATCCTATGGATTGGTCGTAGCGGTTATCTAATCCAAGAATATTGGGCATATGGTCTTGGTATCAAAGAAGAAGAATACGAAAAGTTCAAACTTATTAAAAGCAAACTGCCACCAAACAATATCAAGTTTGTTTGCATTGATGTTGCTAATGGTTATACCGAACGATTTGTAGAGTTTGTTAAACGTTTTCGTGCCGAAAATCCTGACCTAATTATCATTGCTGGTAATGTGGTAACTGGTGATATGACAGAGGAGTTGATACTGAGTGGAGCAGATATTATTAAAGTTGGTATTGGTCCTGGTAGTGTCTGTACTACTCGTCTCAAAACGGGTGTTGGTTATCCACAGCTTAGTGCTATTATTGAGTGTGCTGATGCTGCTCATGGGCTTGGCGGACATATCATTAGTGATGGTGGTTGCGTTTGTCCTGGCGATGTGTCTAAGGCTTTTGGGGCTGGGTCCGACTTCGTGATGCTTGGTGGTATGCTAGCAGGTCATGATCAGGGCGGCGGTGATATTGTCACGCAAACTACTCGCTCTAATCAGGTATGGATACAGGACGATGGCACCCCTGATGATATCTTTACTACACAACAGTTTGTTAAGTTCTATGGCATGAGTTCAAAATCTGCCAATGAAAAGCATAGTGGTGGATTGAAATCATATCGTGCTGCAGAAGGCAAAGAAGTTGCTGTGCCTTATCGTGGCGATGTTAGCGATACGGTTCAAGATATTCTTGGCGGCATAAGAAGCACTCTAACTTATACGGGCAGCAAGTCGCTTAAAGAACTATCTAAACGTACAACATTTATTCATGTGAATAATCAAGTGAATAATATTTTTGGCAAAATATGAAAAATAATATAAAATATTATCCAGAGGGTTTTTATGTTTATGCATACCTGCGTGACGATGGAACTCCTTATTATATTGGTAAGGGTAACGGGGACCGTGCTTGGACAAAACATGAAAATGTTGATAAACCTCAAAAAAATCTCATTAAAATTTTAGAATCTAACCTAACAGAATCAGAGGCATTAGATATTGAAACAAAACTAATTAAAAAACATGGTAGAAAAAATTACGATGAAAATGGAATATTATTAAACAAAAAATTAGTTGGAAGTATTCAAAAAATGTTAGATGAAAAAGAAAATTTTAAAGAAATCAGTGATGTAAAAAATTCTCAGTATCTTTCTTTGGGAAAAGCAGCACTTTATGTTAATCGAAGCAAAACTACATTAACAAGAAATATTCGAGCAAAAAAACTATCTGCTAAAATGCATGAAGATGGATCATATAGTATTTGTATTAATGATTTAAATAATTATTTAAAAAAAATCAATGATAGGGAACTTATTTCTTCAAACAAATCTGAAAACGAATCATTTGTTAATAATCATGTAATTGTTTTAAAAAATAAAATTGAAGATTTAGAAAATAAAATTATTATTTTATCTGAGCAATTAAATGACATTAAAATTGATAGAGACAGTTGGAAAAAACAAGCAGATACATCATATAATTTATTACAAAAATATTTAAAATAAACCCTTGACAAATGATGCGTGAATCACTAAATATAGTTAGACGATGCCATTATGGGTCGTCTATCGCATACTCGCTTTAAAAAGGAGAAACAAGCATGAGTAACCTTCTACAGGTCTTCGACCAAAAATTATTTGATAACCTTCATCGCACTACTATTGGTTTTGATCGTATGTTTGATGATATGCTGCGTGTAAATAGCATTCAAGTACAACAAAATTACCCCCCATACAATATCATCCGCAACGATGAAACCAATTATGAAATTCAGATTGCCATCAGTGGCTTTTCTGAAAAAGATATTGATATCACTTTAACTGATAATCAATTGGTTATCACTGGCGAAAACACCGACGAGGATACCAATGAGTATCTTCACCGTGGCATTGCTGCTCGCAAGTTTATTCGCACATTTTCACTCAGTGATGATGTTGTAGTAAATGCTGCAAAGGTTAAGAATGGCTTGCTTATCGTAGAACTGCAACATATTGTTCCAGACGAAAAGAAGCCAAAGAAAATTCCAGTAATTTCAGAATAATTTATAGCAATAAACACGGCGGGAATTGTCCCGCCGTGTAAATAATAGAAGATGAGCAAAATGAGCACAGACACCGCAACCAAATCTAAAGTTAAAATCGCACCACGTCTTGATTTAACTGCGCCACCGCGCTTTAAAGTTATTTTTATGAATGATAATGTAACAACTGTTCAGTTTGTCATGGCTGTACTACAAGAAGTTTTTGATCATAATGAAGATAGTGCAATGATATTGACTGCTAGAATTCATGAAGAGGGTCAAGCAAGTGTTGCTGTTCTGCCATTTGAAATTGCAGAAAGCAAGGCTGTAGAAGCAACGCTACTCGCTCGTACTAATAGTTTTCCACTCAATGTAAAGATTGAACCAGAAGTTTAAATTTCAATTAATTTTGGAAAGTAAGCGAATCCGATGTTTTCTTCTTCTCGCCCACGAGGATGACAAACATATCTGATTCCGTCTATAACTTCGTCATATTGTTTATGAACATGTCCAAAACACCATGTATCAATTTTTTTATTGGTGTTTGCATCTAATACAACTGACATAAGACTATTACCAGTACGCCCCATGTGACATAAATCCATGTTAGGATTTATATATCTGAATTTTTTCAATGGGCTTGTATGCGTAACTACAACTATTTTTCTAATGCGTGGATCATCATTAAAAATTTCAACTTGGTTTAACAGTGTTTTGGCATCCATCTTAGCACTAATGAATATTTCACTTAACAGCTTCTCGCTATAAGTTGCATCTATTAGAGAATTCCAACAATCTACTGTTTGAACTTCTGGCTGACAAAAATCAAAAGTCCACCAACCATTGCATCCAACAAATGCTATATCATCAAGGACAATTGCACTCTTATACAGATAAGTTATATTTGGGTTATCTTTTAACCGTTCTTGAAATTTATAACAATTTTCAGTAATGTTGGTTTGATGATTATGTTCGTGATTACCTTCAACAAATATCACATGGCGGTAATAATTGCTCATTTCTACCAATGTATTATAGCTATAATCCCAATTATTAGAGATGTCACCAGCTACAACAGCAACCAAACTAGTTCCTAAACCTTTATACTTTAGTAACTTATCTGGAGACCACCAATTGTCATGTAAATCGCTATACAAATCAAAATGCATTTTTTTAATACCTACTGTAATTATGAATATATAAATGCATGAACATAATTTTTGATAAGAAAACAGTTGAAGTATTGCGTGACCGATATACTGTATTAGAACTTGATACAGTAATGCAACCAGGCATGTCAGAACCGCTTGTTCTTTATGCAGTTCTTGAAGTTAATAATATAGCTGATATTGCAACAATACAATTCTTTAAAGAAATGCATGAAAAACTTATCATTGAATACAAAAGTGGAAATTGGCAAACGGCAATTGAACTTGCTTCAATTTTACGCGAACAATTTAATAACGAACTTACAGAATTTTATGATTTAGTTATTGACTTTTCTACAGAATCTGCTAAAGTAAATAGAAGTTGGGATGGCGTAAAGCACACCGTTCCTAAAGAATAAGTTAATGCCTGGTTGGCTCAGTGGCGACAGCACCGCTTTTGTAAGGCGGAATACAACAACGGGGGTTCGAGTCCCTCACCAGGCACCATTTTTTAAGGAAGAGTTATGTCACGCTATTGGTCCGAAACAAAATTATTTTACTGGCTTCGTGAAAAATTTGGTATTGAAAAACCAGTTGCCCTCGAATGGGGCGCTTGGTCAGTGTGGAAGCGTGAGACCAAAGCCGCACATCCTATCGGCTATTGGGTAACTGAAACCTTTCCTCGTATCGTAGATAAGATTGATCGCAATACTGTTGGACATATTGATAATATTCGTTATTATCTGCGTAATCGGTTCTGGCGTCAAACTCATGTTCTTCCAACAGGTTTGCCTGTTGGTGAATATCATGATTTAGATGAGCGTATTCTTCATAGTATCATGCAAGGTATTGTTGATTATGTTGAAAAAGAAGTGGCGTGGAAAAGTCGTTGGTTAAACACTGAGTCAAGCAAGACGGCTGTGTGGAAAAACGGTCGTTGCCCTGAACTTGGCTTGGCATCCCTAAAGTGGGAAATGGGTTTGTTCTACGATGAATCATGGGGCATGGAACCAACCGATCCAAAATTTGGTACATTGACTGACCAAGCGCAGCGAGCCATTGATGTAATGAAACTTTATATCTGGTGGAAGTTTGATCGTCCAAAGCGTCCTGATGTGCATGATGCAAGTGATTGGACTCAGTATTGTAAAGATATGGAAGAAAAGTATGGTGCAGATCATATCTTTGAAAGTCGTGACCAAGAAACTCCAGAAGAACGAGCACGTGGTCGTGCGGCACTAGATAAATCGTTTGAAATTGAAGCAGCATATGAAGCAGAAGATACTGCGATGTTGATGAAGGTAATTGAAATTCGCAAGGGTTTGTGGACTTAAATTATGCCATCTAAAAAAGAACTTCCACAAGGTTATTATGTTTATGCACATTTAAGACAAGGTGATTTATTGCCATATTATATTGGCAAGGGTAAAGGAAGTAGAGCATGGAATACACATGGTAGGAGACTACCAATACCATCTGATAAAAATAGAATACAAATTCTTGCTGATAATTTAACCGAAGAAGAAGCATTAGAACTTGAAAAGAAACTTATTGAGTCATATGGGCGTGAAGTCAACGGAACTGGTATTCTTTTTAATGTAACCAAAGGCGGCGAGGCGGGATTTTCTGATAACGATTACTATTACAAATATATTAGAAAGAAACATCTTATTGGCATAGAGCAAGCAAAACTTGATGGACGTTATAGGGGGAGAGAACCTACTGCTAGAAGCCAATCTCAAAAAGTTTTGGATATGAAAGAAAAAAATTTTAATGTGCAAGAAATTATGTTAGAATGTAAAATAAGTCGTGCAAGTTATTATAGAATATTAAAGGATAATGCGACCTTAGCTTAACGGTTAAAGCGGGTGTCTCTAAAACACCGACAATATGGGTTCAAATCCCATAGGACGCACCAACTATTGGTAAATATAAGATGAAATCAACAGCACGACATGTAGGCAGCGTAAATTTAAGAGGAAAGAAATATCTAACTTTACGCTGTGGCTGCTGTGAGGCACAGAATTTTAAAGAACGTGAACTAAAACGTGAACACCTAAAACTAATTAAACAGGAGAAAGCAAATATGTCATAGGTAGAATTAGCATGTAAAGAAGCAGTGTTTCATTTTAACAAGAAGCACTTAGAAGACCCATCAATCCCAATGTGGATTATTATGGCCAAAGGCAAAACATATTATGTTGATCATGTTGAAGCCAACTTGCCTTGGACCACCAAAGAAACTCCAACCAATGTAAAAACCAAAGGCGCAATCAAATTCAAAGATTGCCTTGTCACAATTGATACAGATAATTGTGCAAAACTTACTGTTCTTACCAAAGCAGATGAAATAAGATTACGCAACGCAGAGCGTGGTATTACTCGTATTATTACCAAATTTGGTGCTTCACTTACCGAAGTATTGCAATCTCTTGACATCAAACATACGCCTATCAAACGCATAGGCGGTGGTTGTGGCAGTAGTTTTTATATCACGGATATCATGCGAGAAGAAGATATGACCATGCTTTCCATCGCTATGATTGGAAAAGGTGACTTTCGTATTCTTATGCCAAATGAAACATATTATGGTTGGTATAATAATGGCAATGCAGATGATATGGATGAAGATGAAAAATTATATGATTATGATGACGATGATGAATATGCTTGACACACAATATTAAATATCCTACAATAGATTTTTAACGGTGGCACGGCTGTGCTAAAAGGTTGGAGCGAGTATAACTAAAAACCGAATGTGAGGGATGCATACCGAGATCAACGGGCTGGACAGGTGAGAGACCTGTGGAAGGTAATGGTGATTGCGTAAGGCAGTTGAAACCCGAAAACTATTGACCAAACTAAAACCATCGTGGGGATAGCAACCCGCCCGTTAAAAAACTATTGACAAACTGCAGACTATATAGTATATTAGGAAAATAGAAAAAAGAGAGTATATGACAATGTTGATTATGGGTTATAAAGGCAAGCCAGATTGGACCAAGATTCGTGCGTCGTTTAAACGTTGTACTGATTTGCAAACGCATGATATTGAAAAGATTGTCAAAAACGTTAAGGATGGCAAAACCGAGACCATTCCAAATGATCATACCTTGTATGATGACCTTAAGGAACTTGGCATCCTTATCAAGTAAATGACATAATCCCACTAAATAATAATTAGTGGGATTTATTATTTTGATAAATGAATATTGGACCAAGATCAATCACCTTGTAGAATTTAATCGCTTTATTGAACAAGCGCAGATTAAATCTGATATTATAACTAGGGTATTTCAATTATTGAATACTAACCCTAGAGTTATATTGTTTCCTAAATTTAACCCAATCGTATTATTATTAGAAAAACATCACACATGTTATGTGGTTGATGATCAAAGCGTAAAATATACTTGGCAAAGTGAAAGCCAATTCATTGATAAGATTACGGATGTTCCAACTACGGTTGATGTAACAATTGCGCTTGATGAATATTTTACCTATGCTAACAGTGAAACTGAACAACGAAATATGGTTGCAGAAATAAAATCTGTTACTAAAGGTTACTTAATTACTACTATCCAAGATTATAAAAATAACGCACCTCACAAGCGTAATCAAGTTGATACTTTTATCAACGACGATACAATTGTACTTGAACAAAATATAATGGATAAAATTAATCGTCAGAACTGGAAAAATCATATATACTTCATAGAGAATCAAAAAGATTTAACTGTTCTTGGTCCTATAGACCGTCGCACAATGTACTTTAAGCAACTGGCAAAATATACCAGTGACTTAGGCGGAACAAATTACGTTGTACAAAAGAACTTGTTATATCGTGGATTCTTTAAAAAGAATTATGAACACATTATTACAGTACAGTTCTGAGGTGAAATTTGGTTGAAATTAATTTAGAATCTACGATAGCGGCAACTGTTCGCGCAAATGTAGAACAATACTTACAACAAGTTGATCTTAACACGATCATTGCAGATGCACTTCAAAAAAGTGTATCAAGTATTGTTATGAACCTAACAAGCAAAATTTTTAATGACATTGTTAGCAAACGTGATTTATCTAATGAAGTTAGCACACTTGTTAATAGTATTATGGCTGATCAGTTACTAACAGTTGGTACTAATCTTGTTAGTGATATGGTCAATAATGCTAATATTAATAATTTAATTATTGAAGGTGTTGATAAAAAAGTTCAAAATACTTTATTAAATTTTAACTTTCCTACACGCAGCATACCTTTTAATAGTATTAATATGGAAGGCGCACTTATTGATCCTAGCTTAATTGATAGTGGTAAAATTAAAAAATTTAGTAGTAGTGGAATTAATGATGAAGCAACAGCCGTTCAACTTACTATTACCGATGAAGGTATCATTACCACCAATAATATTACTGCTGAGAATTTATTAATTGCTGATAATAGTTTTGTAAAAAACTTAACTGTCGATGGTGATTTAGTATTATCTGGTAATATTTTGCAAAGCAACAGTTTTGATGAATATATTACAAATATTACAAATAAAATAAGCAGCGACATATTTAATAATAGCGATATTAATATATCTAATCGTAAGTTATTAGATGGCGACAGATATATTGTTAATAGCGATAGTCTTGGTCCGCATATTATCAATAGCAATCTTCGCAAAGTTGGAAACCTTAATGAACTTGTTGTAAGCGGTCAAGCTATTATTCACGAAACACTTGTTGTTACTAATAATAAAGTTGGTATTAATACTGAAAGTGCAAGTGGTGCGTTAAGTGTGTGGGATGAAGATAGTGAATTTACTCTAGTAAAGCACAGCCCAAAGACTATGTATGCTGGCAGCACTCGTGTAACAGATGTAATTCTTGGAAGCAATAATCAAGAACAAATTGGTTTGCGAACAAGTGGAATTATAGAATTAAATGGTCCAGTTAGATTTAATGGGTTATTAATAAACATTGTAGATCGTATTCCAGAACAAGTTGGTGAGCCTGGCGAAATTGCTGTCATGCGTGATGGCACGGCTATATACAGATGCCAAGGTCAAACTACATGGGGGAAGATTCTATAATGCGTATTTTTAAATGGATTTATAATATTTTTGATGATATGATATACAAATATAAGCGTCGTCGTTTGCTCAAAGAATTACGCAAACGTGACCCATTTGTATATTGAGGAAAGATGTTATTAGGTATCAATGCTAACAATCATGATGCAAGTATCACTCTTGTTGATGGGTCTAATATTTTGTTTGCTGGTCACGCTGAACGGTATAGCAGAGTAAAAAACGATTCACATCTTAATGAAGCACTAATTGATGATGCGTTACAATATGGCATACCAGATAAAATATTGTGGTATGAACAGCCGTGGAAACGAGCAGTTCGTAATCTTATAAGTGGTCAGCGTCCGTTACACTATAACTTAAACAACTATCTTAAAAAATATGGTTTGGGCAAAATACCAGTTGTAACCACACCTCACCATGGTGCGCATGCTGCTATGGGTTATTATACCAGTAGTTTTAGTGATGCAGCCGTAGTAGTTATTGATGCTATTGGTGAATATGAATGCACTTCAATATGGCGTGGGCATGGAGATAAACTTACTAAAGTTTGGAGTAATGTTTATCCACAAAGTATTGGGCTATTCTATAGTGCTATCACAGATTATCTTGGGTTTAAGCCCAATGAAGAAGAATATATTGTCATGGGCATGGCAGCATACGGCGAACCAAAGCATCTTAAAGCAATGCTTAATGAGTTCTTTGGTGCATGGTCACCGCCTCACATAGAGTTTAAGCATAACCTACATCGTGGTATGCGTTGGTGGTCCAAGCCTAAAGATGAAAATTGGAAACCAGAAGATATTGCAGCATCTGCACAAGCCTTATATGAACAATACTTAATGGCAATTTGTCGCTATGCTCGTGATGTGATTAGCAGTGATAATCTTGTATTGGTAGGTGGTTGCGCACTTAATTGCGTGGCAAACAGCCGATTGAAAACATTTATTGGGTTTAGCAAAATATGGGTGCCACCAAATCCTGGCGATAGTGGTTTAAGTTTAGGTGCAATTACCTATCATACCAAGAAGCATGTGAATCTGAACCATGCGTTTCTTGGTTATAACATTGATCGTAAGGTAGATGTTCGTGCTGTTGTTGATGCGTTAGAAGCAGGTCAAGTTGTAGGTATTGCCAATGGTCGTGCAGAGTTTGGTCCGCGTGCGTTGGGCAATCGTTCGCTACTTGCAGACCCTCGTGGTGACGATGTAAAAAACCGTGTAAATGCGATTAAGAAACGTGAGCCATTTCGTCCGTTTGCTCCTATTATACTAAAAAGTTTCTTTAGCGATTACTTTTATAGTAAGATGCGAGTAAATCATGATTATATGCAATGGGCAGATGCGTGTCTATCACCTGGCACTTTTCCAGCAATCTGTCATGTAGATGGAACCTCTCGTGTTCAAACAATTGACCAACCTACGCCAAGTATTACATACAAAATATTAGAAGCATGGTATGCAAGAACTCGTTGTCCAATGTTGCTTAACACTAGTCTTAATATTAAAGGCGAGCCATTAGTGAATACATGGGCAGATGCTCAACGATTTAGCGAATTACATAATATTACGGTGTTCTAATGCAGGTGAGTATTATTGGTGATAGTTTCACTCACACTTACAAAAATACATGGATAGAAAAAGTTTGTAATGAACTTAATTTAGAAGTCATTCACCATTCAGGATTTCGTGGGCAAGCGCAATATAGAATATATCTTGAATTTTTAGAAACTATAAAAAACAATCCAGATGTTATTATCTGCTGTCATACCGAGCATACTAGATTTTACAATAAAGATGGTAGCAGAGAATGGTTACTTGATGATGAAGATTTTGGCAAGTATATTTTTAATTCTATTCTGCGAGATATGCAAGAAATATGCAAAAAACGCAATATTAAACTTATAAACATTCCATGCTTCGAACATGATTTTATAAATAAAACGCATGGTCTATGGATTTTGTCCAATGGTGGATTAGTAAATTGCAGCAGAGCAGATTATAACCGAGAATATAACAAGAATTGGACTATGTTTGAAGACCCAAGATTAAACCATTTTAGTGCAAATGGACATCAAGTTTTAGCCCAAAGTTTAATTCCACATATTAAAACGTATATTACTACCGACCAAGAGTTTCATATTTCCCTACTTTATCCTGAAATATTTGCTTGACATTGCGTTTAATTGTGTTATATTCTTACTATGACACAAAAACGTATCGGCTTTTGCTGCAAATGGATTGACACCGTGGATCAACTTGATGGCTTTAAGCCCAAGGATGATGCACTCCTTTACAACAACAAGACCACTACGGTGGCTTGGTTAAACCGCCAGACCAAGGCAGTTGCTGAGCAACGTTTGTGGGATATCATGGAGCATAATACAGATGCCACATTACGATTGGTCACCCGTGTTGGAAAACTTGCACCAGAATTACGAATGGTACGCCTTAGTAGCGACATACTTCCTGTTTACACTGAGCCAACTTGGAGCCATTTCTGGACTGATAAACACCTTCGTGAAACCATCGCAAAGCGACTGGCCAAAGTTGGAGAGGCTGCTAAACGTCTCGATGTTAGGGTCAGTTTTCATCCTGGCCAATTTTGCGTCCTTGCTAGTGACAGAGAAAGTGTTGTTCAAAATTCAATTGCTGAATTTGAATATCATGCTGACTTGGCTCGTTGGATGGGTTTTGGTTCTAGTTGGCATGATCACGGTTTTAAAATCAATGTGCATATTAGCGGCAAGGGCGGTCCGTTGGCTATACGAACCGTATTCAACCGCCTCTCGCCCGAAGCTAGAAATCTCATCACAATAGAAAACGAGGAATATACACATGGACTTGATGCTTGTCTCACTTTGGGTGATATCTTGCCTATCGTTTTTGATACTCATCATCACTGGATTCATTCGGGAGAATACATCTCTCCAACTGACGACCGTATTAAAATGGTCAAGGATAGTTGGAGGGGTGTCCGCCCTTCTCTTCATTACTCTCTTAGTCGTGAATCTATGGGTATCGCTGATGTTTCTAGACCTGACCTATCCACACTAATGGAAAGTGGTCACAAGAAAGGCACACTTCGTGCGCATAGTGACTTTATGTGGAATAGTGCGGTCAATCAATATGTTGGCGAATTGTGGAATGACTTTGATATCCAAGTAGAAGCTAAGGCAAAAAACCTTGCTAGTCAAAAACTGTATGATGAATTAAAAATATATTGACATAATTGCTGCACTGCGGTATAAATATATGCAGTGCAGTAAAGGAACACACAATGTGGCCATATACAGAAGATGAATTAATCATCATTAACCAAGGAACAAAATAATGTTTGACAGCGAAAAGTTTATTGATACCGTGCAAAGCACAAAGAAGACAATGGTTAAGACCCTTGTTCAGAATGATACTATTGCAAAAAGCCTGAATGATTTTATTGATGCGCAAACTGCGTATACTAAAGAAGCCGTTAAGGCAACTGCAAGTGCTATGGGAATTATCTCTAGCGAACTTACAAAATCATTCGCTCCAAAGAAATAATTTGACATTTTAATTTAAATGTCATATTATAGATAGTAAATATCTACAAAGGAGAGATAATCGATGAATGCTATTATTGTATTGTTTGGACTTGCTGTTCTTGTTGCAGTAATTTACAAACTAATTAATCATAAAGACAAGACACCAGAGGTTGATCCTCTAGATAAGTTAGAAGCAGAAGCCAAGGCAAATTTGGCAGAAGCAGAAAAGGCAGTAGCGGCAAAAATGAACGAAGTATTGCATGTTGCTGAAACTGCCGCTGAAACACCAAAGGCAATTACTAAGCCAGAAAGCATGAGTGATGCTGAATGGGCAATGAATGATTTGAATCCAAACAAGGTTCAAGTAGCCCCAGTTGTTGTAACAGCAGATACGCCAGCAGAAACAACGGTAGCACCAGAAGTAGCACCAGTTAAGAAGCCTCGTGCTAAGAAGACTGCTGCGCCAAAGGCACCAAAGAAGGCAAAGTAATTAAGAACCTGCGGCATCGGCAGTCGGAATTTCGCCAAAACTAAGGATGTCCGTTAAAAAGACCGCTGTGAAGCGGTCTTTTTTCTTCTTGACAATCCTAAAATCTGTGTTATATTAAGAATATAAGTAATGGAGAAAGTCATGAATATGTTTGCTGGTTTGGTTCTTCTTTTTCATCCAACTGATTCATTAATTGCTGCACTGAATGTGTTGAATAGATGTGATCCTAATGTGCTTGAGAAACCAGATGCTGTTCGTGTAGCAAAGTTAAAAATTGCCCGTGAATTAATTCGTCGTGGCGTTGTGTTTTGGGAAGGGAATTAATTTATGGATAATGTCATTGACTGTGGAAATATGTTTATTAACATGCGTATGATGACGATGGTAAAACGTTATCTACGTGATAGTGGCAAGGACAGTGAAGCCACCGTTGAGTTTTATCCTGATGAAGGTAGTCCAACTGGTATTGGTTTGATACTCGTTGATAGAAACGGTCATTCTAGAAAAATTAGTAACGATATCATTAATAATTTATTGACGAAAGTATCGTAACCATATATAATAATATCAATAATCGGAGAACAAATTGTCAAAGAACGTATTAGTTACGGGTGGTGCAGGTTTTATCGCTACCCATGTTATAGACCATATCCTTAAAACTACTGACTGGAATATTATTAGTCTTGATCGTTTAGATTTTAGCGGCAATCTTAACCGCCTAAACGATATGATGCAAGACCATAGCCCACAAACACGAGCACGTGTAAAGGTAATCTTTCATGATCTTAAGGCGGAAATTAACCCCCTTACGAAGACTCGTATTGGTCATGTTGATATTATTCTTCACCTTGCCGCTGGCAGTCACGTGGATCGTAGTATCGATTATCCAATGGAATTCGTCATGGATAATGTGGTTGGAACTTGCAATATCCTTGAGTTTGCTCGTAAGTGTGATAATCTAGAACGCTTTGTATATTTCTCAACTGATGAAGTATTTGGTCCTGCACCCGTTGGCGTGAACTATGGTGAATATGATCGCTATAACAGCGGCAATCCATATAGCGCAGCCAAAGCGGGTGGTGAAGAACTTGCAGTGGCATATGAAAATACCTATGGTCTGCCTGTCTATGTAACGCATACTATGAACGTATTTGGTGAGCGTCAGCATCCAGAGAAGTTCATTCCTATGTGTATCCGCAAGGCTCGTGACGGTGAAACCATTACGGTTCATAGCGACAAGACACGCACTATTCCTGGCTCACGTCACTATATCCATGCAAAGGATGTTGCCGAAGCCCTAATGTTCATTCTTGATCTCAAGGATTTCACAATGCCGCCAGAGTTTGGTGGAGCAAAGTGTCCTAAGTTTAACATCGTTGGTAAGCAAGAGATTAACAATCTTGAATTGGCACAGATTATTGCTGATAGTCAAGACAAGCCTCTTAACTATGAAATGGTTGATTTCCATTCTAGCCGTCCTGGTCATGATCTTCGCTATTCACTAAGTGGTGATTTTATGAAGTCACTTGGTTGGGAACCTAAGATTGAACTTACCGAACGCATCAAGCAAGTTGTTGATTGGACTCTCGCTCGTCCAGATTGGTTGAACCTTGATGTCTAAGAAGAAAGCAGTTTCTAAAAAGTATGGGGTGTTCATCACCAGTGCTATCAATGCTAAGTTTTCAATCTATAAGCCAGAAGAACGACTTGCTCAGACGCTAGAAACTATTAAAAGTGTTCGTGATCGTATTCCAAATGCTGTTATTTGCTTGACAGATTGCAGCCAACCTGGTATAAGTGATGATGTAAAGGCTCAACTTGTAGAACATGTTGATCACTTTGTAGATTTCAGTACGGATGAAAACGTAGTATGGATTCATGATACCATCGAAGTGCAAGATATTGTTAAGAATCTAACTGAACTTTCAGTAGTTCATAGTTTCTTTGAAATGGCACAGGAAGAAGGTTGGTTTGAGGGCTGTGATCGTATCTTCAAGGTAAGTGGTCGTTATATGCTTACTGATACGTTTAACACCGCAGATTATGAGAACGATATCGTTGGCGACAAGTATGTTGTTTCCAAGCGTATGTTAAGTCAGTTTGTGCCAGGTATTACTGGTGTAGATCAACAGCATATGTTGCGTGTTTATAGTTTTGGTGGCAATCGTATTCCAGAGTTTATTCTACTTCTTGAAGACATGGTTGAACATATGCAAGACCGTGTTAATGCCGGTGGATATATAGATATTGAACATCTTTGGTATAAGTTCTTGCCAAAGGCGGATGTAGTAGAGTTTGCCCGAACTGGTGTTAAAGGTTTAGTAGCACCAAATGGACAAGCAATAGAAAATTGAGTTATTGGGGAGTGGTATAATTGGCAATACGCCTGACTTTGACTCAGGAGATTCCAGGTTCGATCCCTGGCTCCCCAACCACTACAAAAAACAGTAAAGTGCCAATATTTTGACACCCTTGTAATTACTAAATAATATTAGTTACAAGGGTATTATTATGTGTAAAATTAGCGCAATTTGTGTATTTTTAATGACAGTTCCTACACTTGCACACGCAAGTGACATGACATTTGCATTTAAAAACCCGCAATTTAGTGGTGATGGATTCTCTAGTCATGTATTGACTATTGAAAACGAGGAATATACTCGTCGTCAATCTCTTGCTGCTCAGAAAAAAGCAGATGCAGATGCAGCCGCAGCAGCGGCTAGTAACACCAATTTAAATAAATTTCTCAACAATCTGGAAAGCCGCATCTACGCACAGTTAAGTTTGCAACTTAGCAATGCTATGTTTAGCGATGGATCAACTACTGGAACTATGCAATTTGAAGGCAGCACTATCTCTTGGATCAAGGATAGCACTGCTCAGACTATCGCCTTAACGGTAATTGATGCTACTGGCAATCGTACAGATATCACAGTTCCAATAGGGAGTTTCAAGTTCTAATGTATAAATTTATCGTATCAATGATTATAACCACGTTACTGGCAGCATGTAGCACTGTGCAGCCATATGAAGCAAAAGTACCAACAGCAGCAAGCAATATGCCGCAGAAGGTAACAAAGAGTTATTATAATGAATTAGCAAATATGCCACCACCAGATGGGCAACCAATTACTATTGCTATGTATGGGTTTGGTGATAAAACTGGACAGCGTAAAGAAAACGATAAGTTTTCTGTGTTAAGCAGTGCTGTCACACAAGGCGGAGAAGTATTTCTTATTAAGGCGTTGCAAGATGCAGGTCATAGTAAATGGTTCCAAGTTGTAGAACGTGTTGGCTTAGATGATCTTATTAAAGAGCGTCAATTAATTCGCAACCAACGTGAAACCTATGAAGGAAAAGATGCTAAGCCGTTATCACCAATGCTTATTGCTGGTGTTATGGTGGAGGGTGGTATCGTAGGTTACGATACTAATGTACAAAGTGGTGGCAATGGCGCTGCCATGTTAGGAATAGGCGTAAATCAACAATATAGAACCGACGAGGTTACTGTGATTGTAAGATTGATAAGTGTTCATACTGGTGAAGTATTAATCTCTGCTGGTGCCACAAAAACAATCTTAAGCACAGGCGGAAGTGGCACAGTGGTCACTTTTTTAGACCAGAGCACGATGAGTTTACAAGTCGAATCTGGTGCAAATGTCAACGAACCCACCACATATGCCGTGCGTCTGGCAACAGAAGCAGCGGTTGTGGATATGATCAAACAGGGTGTTCAAAAGAATTTGTGGAGTTACGCGACTCTTAAAAAGAAGGCGTCGTAAAACTCCTTAAAGGAGTAGGCAGTTGAAAAACTTTATGAAAGCCGCAATTAGTATTGTGGGTATTATGCTGGCAAGTCAAAGTTTTGCTGGTACGATTAACAATGTTTATATCGACCAGGTTGGTAGCGGAAGCACTATCACACTAAATCAACAAGGGTCAAATAACGAAATTGGTAACGACACTACCGCAACTACCTTACACGGAAATGGACAAACAGTAAGCATTTCACAAGTTGGTAGTAATAATACGCATGTTATCAATGTCCAAGGAACCAATACCACTTTAAATAGTGTTGTAACTGGTGATAATAATAATACAACGGTTGCGTGTGGCGCTGCTCCAAGCAGCAGTTGTACTGATACTGCTATTACCGCTAATGTCACAGGTAATACCAACAACACAAATATTACTGCTGGTTCTAAAAGCACAATTACTGCAGTTGTTGCTGGCAGCACTAACAATACTACAATTAACAGCACCACTACAAACCTAATGGGCGCTGGCGTTGATGTCAAAGAAACTGGCGATACAAACGTGGTAAATATAAGTCAGAACGGACCAGCAGGTGCTAATGGCTTTGTGTCAAAAGTTGAAGTAACTGGTGCGAGCAACAACGTGGCGGTGACTCAAAGTGGCACAACTGATAGCACAGTCAATATTAAGAGCACTGGTTCTAATAACAGTATTTCTGTTACCAGCGGCAACTAATGCTGCTATCGGAACTGTTACTGAACAAACAGGTCCAACAGAAATACAACGTGAAAAACAAAGCATACCAAGTAATATAAACAGCGGCGTCGAAATGAATGACGCCGTTGTTACTGCTAAAGCAAGAGTTGGTATTACATTTGAAGATGATACCAAGGTTGAAATAACCGAACAAAGCAAACTTGTTATTGATGATTTCGTATATGATCCTAAAAATAGTGATGCTGGCAAATTAGGACTTAAGGTTGCTATCGGAACTGCTCGTTATGCTAGCGGTCAAATTGCCAAAGATAATCCACAAAGTGTGAAGATTGAAACTCCTACTGCTACAATTGGTGTGCGTGGAACAGATTTTAGTATGACCGTTGATGAATTAGGTCGCAGTCTTATTGTGCTGTTGCCAAGTTGTCCAGTAGGTTATAAGAATATTGATAAAGACTGCATTACTGGCAAGATTGATGTGACTACCGACATGGGAACAGTGCATCTTGACAAACCATTTCAGGCAACTTCTACAAGTGCCAAAGAACAAAATCCAACCAAGCCTGTTATTCTTAACTTAAGCACAGAACAAATCAATAATATGCTTATCCTACAACCGCCTAAGAAAGCAGCAGAAGAACAAACTACAACAAAAACTGCACTTGATGTTAATTTTCTTGATAAAGATTTCTTAAAGTTTGATGAATTGGATATAAATTATCTAACAGCATTTGACAAATTAAGTGTTAATAATCTTGATGTTGTGTTCTTGGCTAATATGTTAGACCTTGCCAATGCTTCGTTACTAGCAAGTATGTTAGGTGGTGAAAACCAAATGCTGCCACAATATGCCCCAAACAAACAGGCAGGATTGAAGTATGTCAAGATAGATTCTTCACTCACACTATATCGTCAAGGCGGTAACAGTTATACTCAATTGACTGTAGATAAGGATAGTCCAACTACTCTTAACCTAAATCAGGATGGGGTAAATATGACACAGCATGTTCAACATCCTGGTGGCAGCGTAATAACCATCACTCAAGGAAATTAATATGAAACGTTTGTTATTCTTACTATGGATTACACCCGTTGCTGCACAAAGTTTAAGTGCTACTAGTAGCGGACCTGGCTTATCCATGCCAACGCTACCACGTGGATCATCTGTATATATTGACCAAGTTGGTAATGGTAATAATATATTTGTAGAACAAGTTACAGGTGGCACACCACAGGCAACCATTCTTAATCAAGGTGATAACAATAATCTAACCATCGTGCAAGAGGGTAGCGGTGATCATCAGGCATTTATAGGAACGCCACCAACTGGCATGGGATTGAATGCAACACTGAATACTAATACAAGTGCTGCTAACAATAACAATAATACACTTACTATCTTACAAAATGGTAGTGGAAATCATACTGCTGCTATTAACTTAGATGCTTCCACATCAAATAATAATAACATTGCCACCATTACCCAAACTGGCGATGCTAATAAGAATTTTACTCTTAATCTAAGTGGAAGCGGAATTGGTGCAACCGTATTGCAAGATAATCCATTAACGCCTGATAGTGGAAGCATGAGCATACAATGTTTAACGCCGCCTTGTTCTGGATACAGTTACACAAAACATTAAATATAGTATGCGTTTAAGTGAAATAGAAACCACGCCACAAAAAACTGGACCAGGCTATTATGAATTATTTCGTAATGGTAAGCCAAACGATATGCACGATAATGCAAAGTTTTTTGATTCATATGATGAAGCAAAGGATTGGTATTCAAAATTTCGCATTGATTATGCCATAAAAAATAAAGGTGCCAAGCCAGAAGAGTTTGCCGTTGTTCGTGATGCTAATACATGGGAATATTTTAAGACGCTACCTTCACCAGCAAAAGAAAAAAACAATAGACTAATTGATCCAAAATATTATACAGAAGCACTAAAGTTTTGGATAGATTACTATGGCGATAGTCGTCGTGGCGCAGTTGAAATTCACGATTATAGCAATGAAGTTGATGCTATAATACAACAAGGTGGCGTGTTATATCGTGTTGTATTCCTAGAAAAATTTGAAGATTTAAATCGCACAGATTTAGGTGCGCACTGGACTGTTGATCGTGATGTTATAGATGACTATATTGAAGGCACTGGTAGATACTACAGTGAAGGTAAAGATATGTATGTTTTACTTACTGCTGAAACACCACCAAACAATATTGATAATTTAAGCGTGGATGTTCGTGGTAATCCCGAAGAAAAAGAAGTGAATATTATTAATCCACGTGCTTGCAAATTTACTGC